TAATATATTAGTTAACTTAGAAAAACCCCCTCGTAAGAAGGGGTTTCAACTCAATTAACTATTAAGTTCCCGGTACGACAAACGCAACACCAGCAGTATTACGTAGTTCTGCAACTCCGTAAATTGTGTCTGAAGTGAACAAGTCACCTAACCACTCCTGTTTATATTGTGTCTGCGAACGCACGCCCACTTGTTCCGCTAGAGCGAAAGCATCCTTATGGATGATTGCTCCAACTCTATCAGTGCTAGTAGCAGTAGGACAATTAGATGAGATGAAAACATCTACACCATAGATTGAACCAATTTTACCAGTCTTAATAGCATCACCAGAACCAATGAACTGTTGCTCAGTAAATCTGTTGATTCCAAGCATATCATTTGCTGCGATTGGTGGAACTACCATTGAACGATTGTCCATTGGTACGTCTGCGTTATCAAGTAAAAGCAATAACTTTCTAATTCCAGCATCCGTTATGTCTGCTGCGTTAGAAGAGTTACCAGTATAGAAAGCTGCACCAGTTGAACCAATGTATGCTTTTTCATATAATGATGCTCCTGTACCACCTACTGTACCGCTTTGTAAACCTTCCCATAATGTAACTAGGTCAGTGTCCACCTGCTTAGCGAGCGCATAGCCTGCATCATCAGTGTAGAACTTACGAAGCGAGCTTAATGCTTGTACTTCTGTTATGTCTTCAATAAGCACTGAATATTCATAATGCTTGTTGATTGAAACTGCAGTGTTCAGGTGAGTATCACTCTGAATTTTTACTGCTGTGTTTGCTGCTTTAGCTGTCGCTGAACCACGGACCGGTGTTGGGATATTTATTGTATCACCTTTTTTACCTTTGTGAGATAAGCGAGTAACTAAATTAGCGACAACCAAGTTCGATTTATACGCAGCGATAGTTTCATCTGACCAGATTTCTGGGATGAACGTAGCACCGGTAGTAATCGTTTGGTTATTTGTGCCGATTGCACCTGTAGCCATTTTGTACTCCTGTTATAGTATTATCAAATTATTTAACTCTTCCTTCAGCATAGGCTTCGTATATTTCATCAGCTAAGTCTGCATATCTATTAGGGTCATTTTGTTTTAGACGTATTAGGTCTGCCCTTCGATATGTTTTCTTACCTGCTGTAGAATCAGATGAACTTCTTGATTCGGTCTTACCAGTTTTTAAAGCTTTTTTTCTTGAATTGGCTTGTTCTTGTTTAACCTCCGCAGTCTTATCAATCATAGAACGCTCTTTCCAGTGCGTCAATAATTCATCGGCTGCTTCATAGTTATACTTATCAGCTTCTTCAAATAAGTTCACTCTAAATTTACTAGCTTTAACCCAATCTTGAAAACCTGTATCTTGTACAATGTCTACATAGTCTGGATGAGTCTGTTCCAATTGTACCTTGCTGCTATCTTGTGATTGCTTAGCTTGGAACTCTTGAAACTCCTGAAACCTTGGATGCTTTTCTATTAAAGAATTAACCGCTTTACTGGGGTCTTCAAAAAAATCATCTTCTGTTTCGTTGTTTGAGTTTTCGTTGGCTTGACTTGTCTGTGGGTCATTCCTAGATATTTCGGCTTTAAGGAAACTGTCAGAAAGATTTCTTAACTCTCCAATCTCTTGGCTTTTACGTCCAAGTTCTTGTTCTAAGTTTTGATAACTCTTGACTATATCCTCTACACTTTTTCCTGAGAACTTGTCTGGAACTTCATAAGCAGGTTCTTGTGTTTCTGCTTCTTGTAGTTCTAGGGTTTCATCGGGCTCTACTGTGTTTTGTTCCTCTACATCTGCTGAAATTTCTTCAGGGTCTACTACTATATTGCTCATATCATTGTCTCCGTCCTGTTAAGGATTATGAAGTGTAAAAAAGATGACGCTAGATATCTAGTTCTGTCATCGCTGCTTTTGTTGCTTCTTCTAAAACAATCATTTGCCTTAGAATTGACAACTGACCTCTGGCGAACCATAAGTCTTTTTCGTTATCAATAGAGTCTATTCGTTTTACTGATTCAGATAGTGTTTTTAATTCTTCAATTAAAGCTATCCATCCGTCAGATTCGACTAGATTAATTCTATCATCATAAAATTCTTTATCACTTACAGCCATTAATTATCCTTGTAGTTTTTCTGTTGCTGTTGCTATATTTAATAATGTCTCAGACTTAAGATGTTCTATCTCTGGAATATTTCTCATAGTTTCACTATTAATATTCTCTGTATCTGCTCTCATCTTATCTATAGCAGCTAATTCTTTCTGTAGTTTAATAAATGTCTCTTGAATCTTAAGTTCATTTGGCTGTGCTGCTCCGGCTTCCGCTGCGTTCTTCATAGCTTTAGTCTGTTCTTCCTGAGCTTCAGCTTGAGTCTTAAAGATATCAGCTTGTGCTTGCTGCATCTGTAGCTCCATAGCCATTTGTTTCATTTGCTCTTCTTGTTCATTAGGTTGCATACCTTGCATTAGAGCATTAACAATTTGGTCTCTGTTGTGCATACTAGAGTTCTGGAATACAGATACAAGTATAATATTAAACGCTGGAGAGTCTTTAGGTATAGCTTGTAGTAAGCTAACCATCTGTTGTGCTTCTAATTCCTTAGCCATAATACCCATAGTAGAGTAAGGAACAAATTTATAATCGGCAATAGGATACCTATCTACGTCAAACTGCACCTTTCTCCATAATGATTTATTAATCATAGGGATTAAGAATGTATTCTGAAAGTTCATTAAGGTACGCTTCTGTCGTTTGATAGCAGAAGATTGTTGCATAGACATACCAGCAGATGTAGCTCTTTCTGCACTGCCTGTGTCAGAAGAACCAGTACCCATCTGTATCATATTCTGTAGAGATGCTACTTGATTGTAAGTGTTTTGGTCTGTTGAACCTAGAGTTAAAGGCATAATAGCCTGTCTAGGGTCTCCATTAGTAAGTATAGTCTTGCCCGGTCTAACCTCTAGTCTGACTCCACGTGGTAGTCTAGTAGCATCGGCTGCAAGCATTGGTGTTGTAGTTAGAGCTAGAGAGTCAATACGTGCTCTCATCTCTGCGTCTAATGCTTTCTGTGGATTATATCCCTTCTCACAAACGCCTCTACCCCAGAACTTGTTTGGTACGATGTCGTGTTGATAAGATATGAATGGTCTGTCTTCCATCATAAATGGATTACGTTCAGCTCTTAATATGTGACTGTCATTAGCTATAGTTACTACAGCTTCTACTAACTCGTCATCATTATACTCAAAATCATCCATAGATTCATCTTCAGCTAAGAATCTAGCAGGTACTTTACCCCAGTATTCAGTAATTTTAATTTGGTCGTTAGCGTCTGCACGTGATTCTTCAGGGTCAAAACCCTTTAATCTTTCTATATTGTAACTACCTTCTATAGATATATCTCTATATGTACCATTCTTGATACCTTCAATTATACTATGTCTAGGTTTAATTACTTCGTGTGCGACACCAAGAGCTTCTTGTATGCTTGTAGCTGATGGGTCTATTAAGAATTCTTTAGGACTAATTGCTTCTACTTTAACGTCAACAACCGTATCTTCCTGTAGGATTCTCTCTGTAACCATTGTTCCTTCTATTGGAACTTCTACTGGATACTTCCAAGTGTTCTCTTCTACAGATATTTTACCAATACCAGTACCATATACTGCACCATTTAAGAATACTTCACATAAAGCATCTTTACATCCAGTGGATTCTAAATCTTCTTGTAGTAAATTACGGACATACTCAGCGTCTGAGGTGTCTTGGTCTAGCATATCATCTTTAATATCAAACCACTTACCACGACCAAACGTAGCTTCCTCAATCTCAGCTACAGATGATTCAACTGCTTGTTGTAATGCTGGAGATATTAATCTAGACTTCTCTGACACTCTAGTCTTATCACTAGCTTTCCAGATACCACGCCATAGACGATAATATTCATCCCACATATCTAAATAGTTAGAGTCTCTGTGATTTCTCCACTCTTCTAGACGTGTGCCCAACCATCCGGCTAGTCCTTGGTACTTACTCTCTTCGCCATCAATCATTTAATATCCTGCAACATCATCATAAGGTTCCCATTCTTCTTCTAATTCAATAGTGTGCATATAATCTGCTACACTTACTTGGTCTATATAAGCTAAAGCATCAATAATGTCATCGTGTGTGCCTTTGCTTGGAAATTCTATTAACTGTGTTTCTAAATCACTATTCCAACTAGGGTTACGATTAAATGTAATCTTACCGTGCTCTAGTCTTCCTTGTAAAGCCCAAGTGATTCTATCTACTTTCTTCTTACCACCGTGAGTTACATCTGTAATGACAACCCATTGTCCTTGTGTCCGCATTTCATCTTCCAAATAAGGAAGTATAGCATTCTTTAACGCACCGGATTCTATTCCGACAGTAGTTGCCTGATTCTCAATCGCAGCCTGTAATATTTTAGTAGCAGTTTCTTTAATTCCCCATCTACCGTGGAGTATATCTTTGACCCACCATCTGTCAGCGCAGATTTTAACGATTGCAATTGCAGTTTCGTCAAGCTTACTACCTTTGATACCGCGTTCTTTTTCCACCGACTCATAGCCTGCAGGGTCAACCGCGATAACGAAATTTCCGTCTTCTGGTTCTTCATCATCATACTTAATCCATTCGTTTTTAAAGATACCACCTGTGAAACTCACAAAGCTGGCTTCAAATTCTTGCCTAAAAGCTTGAGTAGACATCGTTCTTCTAGCTACTTCTACTTCTTCTGGGTCTATTAGAGGGTTATCTGTAGATGTATACTGAAATGATTCCCAGTCTTCATCTTTATCTGCTGCTAGATACAAATCATAAAAGTGATTCTTCCCGGCAGGAGTCCCTATAAATAGTGCACCACCTTTTACGTCAGCAAGTGTAGGTCTTATAATCTGTTCCCACACTTCGACCTTCATACTAGCGTACTCATCGAGTACAACATAGGCTAAACCTACGCCTCTTAAAGTATCTGGTCTATCTGAACCCTTTAAACTAATTCTTCTACCATTAACTAACTTCATAGTAGCTGTATTTTCGTGGGTAGTCTCTATAAGGTCTGTATCGTGTAACAGTTCCTTGAGCATATTCCACATAATATCTTTAGCTTGCTGAAATGTAGGACCTATGTAAAACACATCCTTACTTTCAGACTGAAGGGCTTTTATAATAAGTATCCAAGCTGCTAACCTAGACTTACCAAACCTTCTTCCTGCACTTACAACCTTAAATCTAGCGGTACTATTAAATATCTCTAGTTGTGCCGGGTGTAACTTTACATCTAACTGGTTACTCACTATTGGCTATCTTAATAATAGTCTCATCTAACTCTGACTCTTCTATGATAACACCTTCTGCATATTCTAAAGGTTCTTTTTTATCTTCAGTTATAATCTTTTCCGCAAGACCACCAACATTAATAATAACATTACCTTTGTCTTCTGAAGACCTAAATTCTACTGCCTTAGTTGTAGGAATAATTCTATCCATACACATTTTAAGACAAGTCCTGTCACCTTCGAGTGCTAAGTCTATAACCTTCTGGACTATTTCTGGTCCTCTGTTAGACATTAACTCTCTGCTTAACGCTGTAAACTTATTGACGCTACCTTTTGGTCTACCCTCTGGATTCAGAGACTTCATACCTTTATATAGCTTAGCTGAACCTTTGTTCTTTGCAGACATCCTATTCCTTCTATGGTTATACTATAGTTCAACTAAAGAGGAATTATTAGAATGATAATAAAGGTTATTTCTAAGAGAAGCCTTTTAGGTGAATCTTTAAGATAAGGTTTTTTCTTTATCTATAGTAATATTATAGCATACTTTTCTATGATTGTCAAGAGCATATGTCTCTTTATTTCACTATAGTCCCTCTCCGCACCTCCAGTTTCTAGAATTACTCTAGTAAATAACAAGTTTTACCCAAATTTACTCCAATCTGCGTATGAGCTTATATATATATACACGCGAACCATTTGGGTCCCCGCGGGGGTCATTCTCAAGTAGCACTCAAGCGGACTCAAGTACACATATATAGGGACTGATGACACTCAAGCGGACTCAAGTACACATATGTGAGATAAAAGAGCTTATGATTTAGGTATTTAGACACCCTAATTCCTGACACCGGTGTCAACATTAGAAACTAATTTAATACGATTGTTTAAACATCGCTTGAACCTATGTATAATAAGCACATCACCAGCGCTAATGCTGTTGAGCTAGAACCATAAAAACTCTAGCATTATCAATAACTTAAAGGATAAACACAATGAAAAAGCAAGAATTAAGACTTACAGGATTGCCAGAGAGCCCAGATACTCACATACAGGTTCATATTGTTAAGTGTGATATAGGAGACGGCAAAGAGAAAGCAATAGCACTATATACAGACAGTGCAGAAGCAGAGAGACACGTTAAATCAATAAGGAAAACAACAGGTTTCACGGCTTGGTCTTTATATTCAGAGGTTCAATATAAGGATTAATCGAAACGTTCCAGAGCCCTCAATTAAGGGGGACGGAACGTCTAGCGACACGGGTTAGGTTGCTACTGATGAGAAGCCCACAATTAAATAATAATAAAAGGATAAAACAAAATGACAACTACTACTAAAGTAACACCAACGAACCTATTTGACACTACTAAGACTGATGTTGAATACATTGATAACGTAATTGATACAGCCGGTAAGATATCCAACGGTGAGAATACGGTCAGTGACTTCTTAGTTGAAGTATCAGATGATAAGCTTAAGTGCACTAAGTACATACAGCGCTTGAACCACTTGAACAACACACTTGCTAACGAAGACTTAACAGCGTTCAAGAAGAAGGTACATAAGATAGTTAAGATAACTAATAAGAAGAAGACTCAAGAACGTATATTAGGAACGGAGGCTTGTAAAACAAATAAGTGGTCTATTAGACTTGCGAAGACTGATGATGTTGATAAGGGCTTTGCACTAGAGACTCAAAAGGGAATGTATAAAGAGTTTGTAACACCTATTGAGCCTACAGTTGAAAAAGCACCAGAGACTTTAGCAGATACAATAGCTAATTGGATAGAAGCTAATGAGCCTGAGTCAATGGCTAAGGATAAGCGCAAGCCCTTTAATGATGACATCATCAACTCAAGTCAAATGCTAATCGCAAGGGTTCTATTGATTAAGGGACAATAGCACCAGCGAGACACCAAAGCCCACGTTAATTCGTGGGTTTTTTTTGTCTGTAATTCCTGACACCGGTGTCAACACTTGAGACCCTATTGACTATCATTTAAAGATAATAGATAATGCTTACATATTAGGCAAGGGCTTAGTATGGGTTGACCCTTTAAAGTCTCTATATGAGCAAATATGGAACCCTGATAATACAATTAACCGAAGGATATATATGAAAACTATAAGAATAGGAACAAATGATTATTCCAAAACTAAAATCAAAAATAATATAATGAAGACTTATTTATTGAGAATAGAAAAGGAAAATAACCACTGGTATCAAGA